GTGGGGCGGGTGGGGGTGGACGCGACGGCGATAGGGGAGGCGGCGGCCGTCCTGCTGTCGCGGTCGCTGGGCCGGTCGCGGGTGATGGCGTACCGTTATACCCAGCGGAGCAAGTCGAGTTTAGGCTACGGGCTGCAGGCGGCGGCGGCGTCGAACCGCCTGAAGGTGTACGCTGATGATGGGAGCCCGGAGTGGCGGGCGATGTGGGATGAGCTGCGGCTGTGCCGGGCGGGCTACTCGCGGTCGCGGGTGCTGTCCTGGGAGGTTGACCCTCGTGATGGTCATGACGACCTGGTGAACGCGGTGGCGCTGCTGGTGGCTGCTGCGGGGGAGAGGTCCCTGGGTACAGCGCGTGGGAGGCGTCAATGAGTGGTGAGTCGCTGCCTCGTGTGCTTCGCGGGCTGGACAAGGCGCGTCTGGCGGCCTACGCCCGGAACCTGTCGTTCTACGGCGGAGAGCAATGGCCGGCGGAGCGGGGACGGGCGAGGCGGCGCGTGACCTTCAACTATGCTCGGGCCGTTGTGGACAAGGTGACGTCGTACGTGATGAGTGATGTCCGTGTGAACGTGCGGCCCGCCGCGGTGGGAGAGCCGGGCGCTGCCGCCGCGCGGAGCGCCGAGCTGGCGCTGGCGGCGGTGGCGGTAGAGAACGGGCTGCCCCGGCTCGACTACGAGACCGAGACGGACGCGGCGGTCTTGGGGGACGGCGCGTTCAAGGCGACGTGGTCGCCGGAGTCGGAGCGTGTCGTCGTGTCTGCGCCGGACGTTCAGGGGCTGTTCGTGTGGCGGGACCCGGTGGACCGGCGGACGCCGGAGCGCGTGGCCGAGCGGTACAGCGTGACGCCGCCGGCCGGCGGTCGGCCGGTGCAGGTGGTCGAGGACTGGACGGCGGATGAGCTGACGGTCTGGCAGGACGATGTGGTGGTGTCGGGGCCGGTGGCGAACGCTTACGGTTTCGTGCCGTACGTGGTCTTCCCGAACCTGCCGGTCCCGAAGTCGCCGTGGGGCTCGTCGGACGTGGCGGGGGTGCGGGACGTGGCGGAGGAAATCAACCGGTGCTTCACGGCCCTGTCGCGGATCCTCGAGCTGTCGGGGAACCCGATCGCCGTGCTGGCTGGTGTTGTGGAGTCGCAGGACATTGCGGTGGAGCCGGGCGCCCTGTGGGAGATGCCGGAGGGAGCTAAGGCCTACCTTCTCGACCTGCTCTCGGGCGGTGGGGTCAAGGTCCACCTGGACTATCTGGACGCGGTGTACCGGTCGCTGCACGACGTGGGGGAGGTCCCCAGGACGGCGTTCGGGGACAACGCCCGGTCGTTGTCGGGCGTGGCGCTGGAGATAGAGTTGCAGCCGTTGCAACAGAAGGTGCGGCGGAAGCGGGTCATTCGGGCCGACGTGTACCGGCGGCGGTCGGAGATGGTGCTTGCCCTCCTGGACCTGTACACGGGCACGTCGCACGCGGCGGCGGGGGCGGTGGAGGTGACGTGGGGGCCGCTGACGCCCTCTGACCCGAACGCCGACGTGGCGCGGGAGGCGCAGCGTGTGGGGGCGGCCCTGAGCACGGCGCAGGCGGCGATGGGCCGCCTGGGTGTGGAGGACCCGGAGTCGGAGTTCGAGGGGGTGCTGGTGGAGCGGTCTCGGCTGGTGCCGCCGGTGGCGGCCGCCGGGGGTGCTTGACACATCGGTTAAAGGGGCTACACTGGTTGACGAAATGGAGCCGACGGAAGACGAGGTTGCCAGCCTGCGGTCCCGCGCCGAGCGCGCGGACGCGGTGTCCGCCGAGCTAGAGGCTCTGCGGGTGTCGTCCGCGTCGGACCTGCGGACGGCGCTGCTAGAGGCGAACCCGGACCTGCCGCCCGAGCTGGTGACGGGGGGGACTGCCGCCGAGCTGCGTACGTCCATCGAGAGCGCCCGTCTTGTCGTGCAGGGGGTGCGGGAGCGGGCGTTCGAGGAGTTGACGACTCTCGCGGCGGCCAAGCCTCAGCCGATGGGCTTCCGGCCTGCGGGCCAGCGGTCCGACCGGGCGCCGGAAGAGCCGCCTGAGAAGGCGCGGGGCGTCGCCCGGATAGCGTGGGCGCTGACGCACCCTGGGCCTGGGCGGACGGAGTAGGTCGTGGCGCTTCAAACCATCGTAGAGGCGGACAAGTACAGCCGGACTCAGCTGCTGGCGGGCGTGGTCGAAGAGATAGTCGACGCGTCGCCGATGTTCGCCTTCCTGCCCTTCGACACTGTCCTGGGCAACTCCCTGACCTACAACCGGGAGAACACCCTGGGGACGGCTCAGTTCTACGACCCGGCGGACGTGTGGGTCGAGTCGACGCCGACTGTTACGCAGGTGGTAGCGAAGCTGAAGATAGTGGGCGGCGACGCCGACCTGGACAAGTTCCTGGCGCTGACTCGTTCGAACGAACAGGACCTTCGCGCCATGGTGCTGTCGATGAAGGCCAAGGCCGTGGTGCGGGCCATTGAGAATGAGCTCATCTACGGGGACGTTGACGACGTGAACGCGAAGGGCTTCGACGGCCTCCACGAAATCCTGGGGGTCGTGACGGGCGCCCAGGACGTGCTGGCGGGGTCGGCGACGACCGGGGGCCCGGGGACGTTCTCGAAGCTGGACGAGATGATAGACAAGGTGAAGCCCGGCCCGCCGGACGCGCTCATCATGAGTCGCCGGAGCCGCCGCCAGATAAAGAAGCTGGCGCGGTCGCAGGGGTGGGACCTGGCCCTGAGTCAGCCTTCGGGCCTGAACCGGCCCATCAACTTCTACAACGACATACCGATTCTGGTTAACGACTTCATCACGGACACCGAGGACTGCGTGGACGGCGGGTTCGGGGGCAAGACGGGAGACGACACCACGTCCATTTTCGGGGTCAAGTTCGGCGCCGAGGGCCTGCACGGCATCGACGGGGGGCAGGGCCTTACCGTCGAGGACGTGGGTGCCCTGGAGACGAAGGACGCCAGCCGCATCCGTGTGAAGTGGTACATGTCGCTGGTGTTGATGTCGACGAAGGCGCTTGCCCGGTTGTCGGGCATCGACACCCAGGACTGGACGAACTAGGTGGCTCTCACCGAGAACGCGAGCCGGGCCCGGAACGTCACGGCCATTGGGCCGAAGTTCAAGGTGACGCTGTCCGGCACGGTGCTGCCGGGTGACTGCATCGGCTACTCGTCGGGGTGGAAGCGCGCGCTGGCGACGGTGGGCACGGCCATCCAGACCAAGTTCATTGCCCTGGAGGGCGGTGTGTCGGGTGACGTTATCGAGGTGTGCGCGGAGGCCGTGATAGGCGGCTTCACGGCGGGCACCGTGGGCGGCCTGGTGTACAACGAGGAGGGCGCTGGTGTGGGCGGCGGGTACACCGAGACGGCGCCGAGCACGACCGGGGACGTGAACACCATCCTTGGCTACATCCTGTCCGCGACGGAGATTTACGTGGCCCCTAGCGTACGCGCCGGGTCGGTGGGGTAGGCGTGGGCCGTGGCCGGCGTCTACTGCTCCCGCTGTCAGACGACCGTTCTCCTGGAACAGGACGGGCGGTCATGCTCGAACTGCGGCGCTGTGCTGGTGGCTCCGGTACCGCCGCCGGAGCCGCCGCCCGCCGCGAAGGTCAAGGCGGCGGGTAAGCCGGCGTAGCCTGATGTGCCTATCCTCTCCGACCTCCGCACCCGTGTCCGCCAGGACCTTCGCGACACCGCTTCCCCTCAGGAGTTCACCGACGCAGAGCTAGACCGCTGGCTGGACCGCGCCGTGGGCGAGGTCTCGGTGGCGCGTCCCCGCGAGATGGAGAGCGTCCTGGACGCGGACGGGACGACTCGCAACCTTTCCCTTTCGGGCCTCACCCTGCTCCTGGCCGTCTACTCCGTCGAGTATCCGGTCGGCGAGTGGCCGCCCTCGTACGTCCGGTTCGACGTGTACGGCACGACGCTGACGATGCACATTGATGGGGTGCCGGTGGCGGGGGAGGACGTGAAGGTGCGGTGGGGGAAGGTACACACCCTTGACGCCTCGGGGACGACGCTGACTGAGGACCTGGAGGACGTGGTGGTGTTAGGCGCCGCCGCCTACGCCCTGGACGCGTACGCGGCGGCGGGGGCGTCGAAGCTGTTGACGACGGGTGCGGGCGGTCAGCGTTCGCTGTCGTCGGAGGCCGGGGAGCGGCTGCGGGCCTACGGTTCGGCCCTTCGCGGCCTTCGGTCGCGGGTGCGCCGGAGGGAGCTGTACGCGCCGGAGCGCCCGGCGCCGTCGCAAGACCGTGACCCTGGTCCGCCGTGAGGTCGGGTGATGCGTCGGGGGACTGGGTGCTGCCCCTGGGGAAGCCTCACTGGTCTGGCCCTCGAGCCCGGAAGGAAGGCCGGTCGGCCGCCGGCCGTTGGCGTGGCCTGTGGCGGCGGTCGCGGCCTGGCCTGGGCGTGGTGAGGGTCGGCGTTGCGGAGCCTCGCCGCCGCCCTGCTCGCCGCTCAGAAGGCGCGTAGCCGGCGCCCCTACATCACCGTCACCGTCCGTGACCGTCAAGCGAACATCCGGCGTCTACGGCTGGCCTCGTGGTACTCCGGCAGCGAGGCGGCGGGGCCCCACGCCGCCTGCTGCGGCTCGGACGGCTCCCTGAACCGCTTCCGGGTGGAGGGGACCACGCTGTACCGGTCGCGGGTGGCGACGCCCGCGGTCGGGTCGGATTACTCCGTGTGGGTTTCCCTGAGTGCGGTGGTTTCTGGGTCGCCGGTGGCCTGCATGGTGACCGGTTCGACCGTCACGGTCTTCTACATGTCGACGTCGACGGCCGTGAAGTACCGGGTGTCGTCGGACAACGGCGCGAGCTGGGGAGCCGAGCAAGCTTTGGGCACGGCTGCGGGGACGGTCGCGTACCTGGCTGCGGCCGCCAAGAATTCGACCACGGCCCTGCTGGTGCTGTCGGTGGGTTCGTCCGTGTACCGGTCGAAGATGGTGTCGGGCTCGTGGGGCGCCCTTGGCGCCTGGACGAACAGCGTCGATTCCGTGTCGGGGCTGGCCTGTCACTACCTTGGCGACTGGAACCTGCTTGTTGCTGGCGTGGAGTTGACGACCCTGGCTCCGACCGTCTGGGAGGTGCTATACGGCGACGGGTTCAGTCAGTCGCCGGACAGCTGGTCGTCGCTTCTGGTGACGTCGCAGGCCGCCTCGGGTTCGGGGGTGGCGTTCTCCTCCCCGTTCGTGGGTCGGCCGGACGTGTACCGGCTGTCGTACAGGGAGGCGTACGCGGGGTCGGGGGCCTACTCCCGGCTGGCGACCAGCCATCAGGTGTCGACGTCGGACTTCGCGGCGAATCAGTGGCGGGAG